AATCAATGCTGCGGTCGCTGTGTTAGCAGGCATTGTGATGGTGAAATTGGTAGAAGTTTTGTCAGATCCAAAGTCCAACACAGCAATGGATTTATTACCCTGAGTTACGTTGTAGATTAACGCACAACGAGCCGTAACTGATGCGTTAAACACTACGTCGGCAAAGTCTACATAGGCTGTGAATCCAGACGAGTTGATGGTTACGCCCGTCAAGGCTACCCCGCCTGCAACATATCCAGTTCCGGTGACTTCACCAGAGGTCGTGTAAACAGTAGTTGATTCGTTTAAATCAGCATTAGCTGTATACAAGGCAATCTTTAATGTATCCGTCAATAAGTTATGGACGGCTGTATACAACTGCGTTTTAAAGCTGGTCGTCTGGGTTTGCAGAATATTACTCATGAAACTGCAACCCTAACTTGACCATCACGATAAGCATCTGCACGTTGTTTACCATCACCCAAGTTCTTGAGGAGTGCAATAGCCTGGACATACCGCTCTTGATATGTTTTGTACATTCCATCTTCAGGTGCGCTCTTCATGTAAGTACCTGCCTCACACAAAGTGCCATACAGCAATGCAGAGTCAAAGTTATCACCTAGCCATGTGGTCAGGGCAGTAACGATAGATTCTGGGTAATAGTAGTAGTGCAGCTCAGCGTAATAGTTGGCATTTGGCGTGGGCCCAAGAATGAACGACAATTCATTTACGTTAGCTGATTGCGGGCCAAAGATGGCATAGTGTTTTGGCTCAGACTGCTCGGCGCTCAACGGATAGGCTTCACGCACAAAGTTAACGTCTTTGTTTAACAGGTACAAATAATCGCCCTGAAACGTGACTGTAGTTGAAACAGTTCCACTGTTAGCTACAGTCAAATAAATTGTGGTGCCACTAATAGATCTAACAATTGCATTTGTGCCAATGTTTGTACCGGTTACCTGCTGACCAACGGCAATCCCTGTCGTACTGGCCACCACAATAGTTTTGGCACCGGACGTTCCAGTCGCAGTTGTAGAGTTATACGGATATATAGCCAGGCTATATGTCGAAAGAAAATCTTCTGGACAGGCAAGATACTTATTACCGGTTGACAATATACCCGTCACGTTCTTACGCAAGTTGGCAATCTGCACCGTGTTATAGATGCGCTGCTCCGCCTGCTTAATCATTGTATTGATTGCAGTCGTGTCAAACGTGTTCTGCGTGTAGTCAGATACCGCAGTAACAAGTTGAGCGTAAGTCATTGTCATGGTTTAAACCTTAAGCCATTGGGCCACGAGCCATCAAACCTTTGGTTGCAGCACCGGTACCGCGTACTTTGATGCCGCTAGTTTTAGTTGGCTCATTACCAGCAGATTTACTTTCAGCACCAACACTGACATCTAAAGTATCAAGCTTGCTACGATTAGGGCCGCTGCCAGGATTGGTAGAAGCGCTTACAGCTTTGCCAGACATTGTGTGTGGTTTGGCATAGACTTTGGCATCGCCAACTTCTTTGCCCATCATTTTTTTGCTATATGTAGCCATGATTAGCCTCGCTTTTGATTGTTAGCGCGTGCCATGTTGCGGCCAACTTTACGCATTTCCATTCCCGTTACACCGGCTGTCTTTTTTCCGCCCATCATTTCTTTTTGAACGGGGCCGCTGTTACCTAAATTTTTGCCTTCGGTTTTGCCCTTTTTAGCTATGCCGTCGGCTGATCGTGTGTATGCCATTTTAATCTCCTTCAAGATATAGATACTGTACCAACAAATGTCGTTGCCACCAAGTAATTGGGGGTCAATCCTGCATCAAAATTACTAGCCCCACCAACTGGATACCAGCCCCATTGAATGTCCCGTGAGCCGCCTGACAAATTACCATTTACGTTAATGCCGGAGGTTACATAAGTTGTATCCCTACGCGGGTTGCGTAGTGCCTGTGGATCATCTACAGGAAATGTGCCAAGCATCAGTTGCGGTTGGTCTGGGTCCCAGCACTCAGGGCAAACCAATAATTCGTATTTGCGCTGCTTGATAATTTCAGTTTTAAGATTCTTTAATCTAAACTGTTGGCCACAGCGGTCGCATTCAGCAATCGCTATCTTGCCGGACGCGAAACGATTACCCATCAGTAACCTCCGCCGCTTCCAATAAACATCTGTCTAGGCACAAACCGAACCGCAGCTTTTTCCCGGTCTTCACCGGCAGCAATCTCAAACGTTTCGTTATACATTTGCTTGAGCATTTCAATGCGGGGCATCAGCTCTGGCGTCTTCACTGCAATATGGTATGCCAGGCCGGCCACCAATGAAGGCAGGAAGCGGAAATTCATGTCGGCAGTACTAACACCTGCCCCAGCATCTTGAACCCGGCGTAGGCGCCAATAAACAAACTGGTACGTAGTGCTGTTATCAGGTGTGGGCCATACGGTCACAGCTGGAAGTTGGGGTACATAAATGGCCGTGCCATCGGTATGCGCAGCAGCTGTAGTGTTGTTCTGGCCGCGGAACACGCCGCCCAAGACATTTCCAGAAACATACGTGTAGTAGATGTCTTCGCTGTCAATACGAATAAAACCGGAACCGGCTAACCCAACCACCGTGTCAAGCGTGATCGTTGTGTCCGTTGAGGTGATTGCACCATTAAGCACAGAGCTTGTAGGATTTGTCTCGCCAGATAACCGCTGGATCCATACCTGAATCGGTCGCGCCTGTTGTAACTTGTTTGGGATTGTTGCATAGGTAGAAACACTAATACGTGTAATAGTCAAATCAGCCTGGGTTGAAGCAGTGTTTGAACCCGTGCGGATTACATGTTCTAACAAATCAATCGTATCTGTTGGCAAAGCATATGTAGCTAGACCTGGCGTCAGGGTAATGATGCCCTGCTCCATGGTCCACATGTTGATGCCTTTGGATTGCCACTCAATGGTCATTAAATTCATGGACCTACGTGCTGTACGCAAGTCATAACCTGAACGCATCTCCCGGCCCGCGCGCTCCCACGCCTCTTCAGCGATTTCCGTGAAGTCCATGTTGAAGAGCGTGGTGCCGGTAGTGGTCATTTCTTGGCCGTTTTCGCAGAATTAATAAATGCTTGAGCTGTAGGCGCGCCTTTAGCTCCAGGCTTACGCATGCGCTCACCGGATCCGGCGGCTATGCGTTGGCGTTTTGCATTGATGTTGTCATACAAACCACCCTCGGCCATGCCGTGGCAATCACATCCCACCTTGCCGCCTTTAGCGTATTGGGTGAAATCAGTGTCATCCCTACGCGCCTTGCGTACACCTTGAGGCATTTTGCTGGGCATTATGGCGCCCATGCCGCGGCTGGCTAACATGTCAGCACTTTCCGCCGCCGTACATGGTGATCATTGTGCCTTTGGTTTTACCCTTGGTAGCACAACCATCAGCACGTTTAGAAGCTGAAGAAACTTTACCGCCGCCAGCATAGCCCATGTCACTGATTTTTTTACGAGCAGCGGCATCTTTAGCGTCTTGAATAGATTCTTGCATCGCATCAAAGTTAGCAGGCTTTTTAACACCGCGAGACTCGCGCTTCATCTCTGCGGCAGCTTCACGATCAACTTTACCTTGATTGGCTTTATCAAGCACCATTTTAGTTGCGCCCACCATTCCAGCAGCGCCCGCAAGGCCGCCAAGTGGAACAGCGGCTTCGGCTAATTTTCCGCCTATACCGCCACCACGGTTCTCATCATATTCGTTGACGCTGCGTTTCATGTTAACTCCTTAGCAGGGCATGCCGCCCATATTCATTTTGATTTGGGTGCCTTTGGTTTTGCCACGTTGGGCAATGCCATTAGCAGCGGAGCGGAATGTACCGCCTTTAGCCAGCTTAGTCATAGATGCACCTTTGTGCAAACGGCTTTCGTGCTTGTTTACAGCCTTTTGCATCATAGCTTTATCTTGTTTCAGATCAGCCTTCATGTCTTCTTTCATGTCGCTCTTAGCCATATCACCACCTTTTGAAAATTTCTTGCCTTTATCGGCAGTTGCAAAATCTTTACCCACTGACATGGGCACTCCTGCTTTCTTGGCGAACGATGGCGAATGTGCAATCGCTTCCATGAAATTGTGTTGCGCTTTACTCTTGCTTGGCATTATCGTTTACCTTTCCGAATTTGGCCACCATAACGATATTGACTGTACGAATAATCATCTATATTACCCTTGCTGCCGCCACCGCCAAAATCACCGTAGCCATTACCAAACACATCGCTGTAATCCATTGCGCCGCTAGAATCTATTGGCGCAACGCTTGCTGTAGCGGGTACGTTCATACCCAGATTTGGGTCGTATGTAGATGTTGAATTTAATATATCAATCATATCTGTGTAGGATAAATTACCATCATTGTTGGCAGGTTTTTGGTCTACAACTGTGACTTCACCCAAATCATCCGTAGCTCCAGTGTTGGATGAATTTTCACCACGTATGATTGAAGCCAACAATGCTGGGTCAAAATCAGCTGGCACCCCGCTTGTAGGTGTGGACTTGAGCTCATATGGCAGATTGCTAACGTTGCTTTCAAATATAGGATTGTCTTCAGGCAGTGGGCCAACCGCCTTCCCAGTACCAGGGGTTTGTGTACCGTAGTTCATATCACGAACGGTGTTTTCAAACGCATCTAATTTTTCTGGCGTGGAATCGCGTGTGCTAATCCAGTCGTTTATATTTTGAGCAAAGTACCCGTTATATGGGTCATAGGATTCAGTCTCTCTGGGCGTGGCGCGCACAATATCGCCAAGAGATTCTGGCAACATATCCCCAACTGTATTGCGCATTATTTCTTTGTATAAAGCTTTATCACTTTTTTCATCAGCACTTAAATTTTTATAGTCACTACCGTAACCTAAAATTTCCGCAATTTTGTTGACGCCCTTTTCGGCTATATAGTACTGGGGATTTAAAATAAACGACGCCAACTCCATTTGTGTTGGAGTTAAAGTGTTGGTGATCTTGTCTTTTGCCAAGGACCCAACAGCGCCTTTAAATAATGTATCAATCCCCGCCATAATCATTCAACCTTTTTGGCGAATAAGCTGGTCAATCTTTTCTTCCAGCCTGTTAAAACGTTGGTCAATATGGTCAGAAATGCGCTGCACTTCTGCTTTAGTAATGAAATCACGATGGTTCTCCTCTCGTGTTATGTTGAGTAGCCGCTCAACGCGCCGCAGCTCGGAAGCTACTTCTTTAACTTCAGCAAACTTTTCACGAATGAAATACCCGCCAACACCCAGGATGACGGATAAAGCTGCCGACCAAAGCACTTGTATATCTAGCATTTCCAAGCTTTAAGAGATTTGTTGATACGCGAATCTGGATCTTTTGCCGTCTTTGGGCTGGTTAGCTTCTTCTTCATCCCTTCCATCCTGGCACAGAACGAATCTTTGCGGGAGCCGCCTTCCGGCTGGGGAGGTTTCAAATTCATACCTTGCTTTTTCGCGGAGGCGCGACCTTTCGCATTCAAGCCACCATTGGGATTCTTGCCTTCTTTTCTCTGCCATGCTGGTGATTTAGCCATTGGCCACTTTCAATCTGGAGTGATGGATGTTTTCTAACATTGGCATGACAACTTCTTCACGGAAGTTGCGCTCAAAAACTTCTTGTCCAACGTGGGGCAAGCTAATGTCTACGTCGATGTAGACTGAGAAATTCATGTCTGTGGCTCTGTCGCAGAACAAATAGTCTTCGCCCACATATTTACCGTCCCTGATTGCAAAATCAAAAACTGCTGACATCTTCTCAGTGGGAGATTTTTCATACATCCACTCAGGATGCGCGGCAACCATCTGCTCAATGACATGACGCTGGATCAACATAAATCCAGTAGGCGCACGTTTTAAACGCAACATGGAGCCTTCAAACTCTAGGTCGCCGTTGTCATCAAAATATATGTCAGCAAAGAACTTAGCGTCTTTGGCTCTGCGTGGATATGCACCAGCCGTAATGTCCATGTGGCCGCTCTGGGCCATCAAGCGCAGGATGTCGTCAGGTGTAACAATTACATCTGCATCAATAAACAGAAGCTCTGTGCAGTCTGTCTTTAAGAATTCGTGTACCAAGGCATTGCGAGCCATGGTAATGATTGAGCAATTAGACAAATCAGACAACGTGACGGACACACCAAGACTCATCGCTTTGGGCATTAACTGCGCCAGAGCAAATGCAGTCTTGATGTTTAGCTTGCCGTCATAAGCTGGGATGCCTATGAACAGCTTGCGCCCCATCAATGTTGCCTGTTTTGTTTCAGCCATAATAAATCTGCGTTGAATCAATGTTAGTCATCAGCGCATAAATGCCATTGACCGCCAGAACACCTTCGCCCGGAATAAACGGTGCGTTACTGAAAGTGTCAGTGGCATCTATTTCATAAGTCATTAACCAACGGCCACCGCCACTTACATACGAAGCCGCAGTAGAAGTAATGGTTCCAGTGTTAATGTCTGTCAATGTAAACGCATCCGCGCTAGTTCTGGTAATGGAGTAATTTCCATCTGTTGCCGAAACACTTGCATTGCTGTCAAAGTGAATACCAACAACATCGCCAGTTATTAAGCCGTGAGCAACTTTAGTTACAGTTACGGTTGTGCCAGAGCGAGCGTAAGTAACGCTAGAAGTTACTGGAACAGAAGCCGTATCAAATAATATGACAGTGCCATCTGTACCTGTGCCAAAAAACGAAATGCCTTTAACGCGGTTTCGCCCAAGAACAAAAAAACCACTTTGGTTTAAATGACCTTGTTTTACGTCTGTCTGCATCATAATTAATCTCCTTGTAAATGGGGGCCGAAGCCCCCTAGATCAATTAAGCAGACGCTGGGAATTGATTGCCGTCAGAGTTGGCAACAGTGTAGATGATTGTGTACTGAACAGTACCAGCAGTCACTGCGGCAACAGTTGGGGTCAGTGTGGCAACAATTTTTACATCTGTTGAACCAACACCAGCACCGTTAGGAGATGCAGTAGTAGCCGCACCAGACCAGTTAGCTAACTTAGTGGAAGCGTTACTAACAGCAGCACGACCTTGAGATGTAATGTCTGTAGAAGACCAATACAAATCGGCTGTTGTGCCATTACCAATTTGAGCGTTTGCGGCAGTAGAGCCGGTAAATGCTACCAAAGTGTCAATGTGAATAAACTGAATTTGAGCGCCAGCAGGCAACACGCAGATGGTGTCGGTAGTCGCAGAAGCGGCTTGACCAGCGTAGTTCTTTTTAAATGTTTGAGAAACAAGGGTTGCACCGCAGTTTTCAATAGTACCAACAGTAGTGCCGGTTGTGTTACGGACAGTGCCCAAGAGCCAAGGGCCAAGGTGAGTTGCGAATCCCATGATGTTTTCCTTCATGCAGTTAAAGGCGTATCAATCTTGCATGTTGT